ATTCATTGATGATCTCGCAATTAAAATTGAAAAGACTGGTATCACTGGCGTCCAATCTCGGGATGCGATTGTTCAGTTGCTCAGCGCGCATATCGATTTGAAACGAGCTACGGAGCTTTCGGCAGTCGCGCAAAATATGGCGACAATCTCTGGTGAGAGTTCATCAGAGACCTTCAAGCGAATTGTTGCCGGCATCACAGGCATGAATACGATGCTTTTACGTGGTGCTGGTTTCACGACAACACTGACACAAGCAACGGATGAATACGCAAAGAGTATAGGCAAGAGTGGCGGAGCTTTGACTGGTGCGGAAAAACAACAAGCGCTGCTCAATGCGGTTCTGAAAGAAGGTGCTGAGAAAGCTGGTTTGTACGGCCTGTCGATGGAATATTCATCGAAGATTGCCGGTTCGTCGGAACGCGCGTGGCAGCAGGTATCTGAACAAATCGGCACGGTTCTGTTGCCAATCACCAATGTGGCGATTAAATCCTGGTATGCTTTAGGTACATCGTTGCGTGATTCAGTCGCTGGTATACAAACTGAAGTCGGTCCTGCGATGCAACATCTCGCGGATATGCTGAAAGGCATCATTGAAACAACCGGTCAGTTTGTAAGCATGACAGTGACCGGCGCTGTCAATGTGTACAAAGCCTACGATTCACTGCCACCAGTAGTGAAAATCTTTACGCAAAATCTTGCGTTACTTGCTGCTGGATTGTTTGCTGTACAAGTTGCCGCTGAGTCGCTGATGGCGACTAAACTTGGTGGTTGGATAGCGAGTCTTGCCGCTGAAATTTTCAAACTGAGTGTCATGACCCAAGCGTTTGGATGGGGAACACTCGGTGAAGCAGCTTTGGCGAATCTCGGTGCAGCTTTTACCAAACTCTACAATATCATTTTGGCACATCCATTTGTGGCAATCGCGGCTGCGATTGCTGGCGTGACTTTGGCTTATACAAGTTGGCGGCAGGCGACTGCAGAAGCACAATTACAAACAGAAACAGCTGCAGCCAAACAATTCGTATTGAATAAAGCTCTGAAAGATGGTTGGTCGTCAACCGAAACAGATCAAGCCAAACGCTACGCCGAAGCAATTGCTTTCAATAACGAACAGTTTCGTAAAGCGCACGGTGGGGCGAAAGATTTACAAGAAGCGATTTCAGATCTATCAAGTAATTCTGGACACACGGCGACGCAACTCGACGAACTTGAACGTTCAGTGATGGCGACGGCAAAAGCGAATAATTTTTCGACGCCATTAATGAAACAGGTTGGAGTTGCTATCGCCGGAGTAAATAAAGAGGCTCTGGCTGGGCATCCTGCACTACAAGCTGTTGCAGCATCCATGGCGAACAGTGCGGCTGGTGCCGATTTGATGTCACAGAAATTGAAATCTTTGAAAGATGCTGCGTTAACGCCGCTGACTGAAGCACAAAAAGAATATACTCGCGTGGCTATGAACACCGAGTCGATAAAGGAAATCCTCAAAGTCACTGGTGCGACAGAAGCGGCAACGAAAGCCTACATCACGGAACTCAAGAAATCCGCAGCCGAACAGACAAAAATCGAAGCGGCTTTGACGAATTACAATGCAAAACTTGGCGATTATCAAAACGTCATGGCCAAAATTGGCGCGACGTTATATGAAGGAATCGCCTTTGATCATGCACGTGGTAAATCAATTGCTGAAATCGCCGCGGCATACAGCGTAACAAAACCCATTGTTGAAAGCGTTGTATATGCAGAAAAACAATGGGCTGAGCAAAAGAAAATTGGTGCGCAGCTCGTTAAGATTCAATTCGGTGAATTGAAGGGATTCCATTCAAAACTCTTAGAAGTCGACGAGACTGAATTGAAATGGGTTCGGACGCAGGTGGAAGTTGCTGCTGGACTTAAAATGGTTGAACGGAGTATTCCTGCGCCATTACAAGGCTTCTATAACATGGCGCTAAGTTTGGAAGATGTCGGTCGTAAGTCTACAGAAATCGACGAACTGAGAATCAAACTCGATAAATTGGCAGCTGCAGAAAGACGGGCATCTGAGTCACTTGCGACGATCTCCGAGTATTTCACCAAACTTGGTCAAGTGACCGGCGGGATGATGGGTGCGATACTCAGCGGAGTTGGACAAGTTGTTGTCGGACTTGAAAGTGCGCATAAGCAATCAAAACAACTTGGTATTGATGGTCATGAACTTGGTGGTCACTTCGGACCGCTGAGCACGATTTTCAATGATAATGCCGACAGGATGCAGAAGTTCGCTGCTGGTGTACAAACCGCAGCTGGTATCGCTCAAGGTGCAATTGCGGTTTGGGACGCGACTTCCGCACATTCATCTGCCGCCGGTAACGCACTTGGTGGTATGATGGCTGGGGCTCAGGCTGGTTCGATGTTCGGGCCTTATGGAATGGCTGTCGGCGCAGCGGCTGGTTTGGTGGTTGGCATCATTCGTGGAAAACCTGCGTGGGCCAAGGCTGCGGAAGAAGTCGGGCGGGATTTTGGTGAGAAGATTTCAGACGATCTTGCGAAGGCGATTGCAAAATCTGCAAAGGAAGATTTCGGAGGAAGTCGGCAGGCCGCGGCAATATCGCATTTATCTGATATCATCAAGGAAGCCGGAGGTCTCTCAAAAGATAATCTAGCACAAATGACGGATAGATTCCACGATGTGTTCTCACTGATTGAAACACATCAAATGACGATCGCACAAGGTGCGAAAGTCATGGATGAAAACTTTGCGCAATTTGCACAAGCTGGTACCAACAATCTTGGGATGTTGGATAAACAGCTTGTTGAAATCATCAAGCTGAACGGACAATACGGAACTCAATCGAAAGAGATCGCCGCATATGTATCCGGTCAGCTAACTAATGCGCAGACTGGTTTCAGTGCGGCATTGAGAATCACCGGTAATGCATACGCAGATCGGGCGAAACAACAAGCGGAATTCTCCAAGCGCCGCGCGGAAATGGATCAGGATGAATACCTAGACATCGCGAAAATCATGGATCTCGAAGCCAAGTATGCCAAGGCGGATCTTGGGCATAAAATGGCAATTCAAATCCAGATTGATCAGATCATTGCGAAGAACGAAGCTGAATACAAGGGCTTGATGGCGTTGCATGATCAGATCGAGAACAATGATCGAATTATCGAAGTGACCGGACTTCATTCACAAGAAGCCGCGAGTGCAGTTGCTAGTTCGTTGGCTGGTATTGTCTCGGCGAACATGGAGGCTGGCAAATCATTTATCGAGTCGGTCAGGGCGATTGGTCCAAACGTCGAATTGTTGCAGGCGCAGTTGGAAGCGACTGGTTACACTGGAGGTGCTGCATTCGATTTCATCAAGAACATGGTTGATTTCGCGAATGATGAAATCGCGGGTCCGGCACTCGAATCCATTGAAGGCTACACCGCTGGTATGATCGGTCTGAGCAACGCTGGTATCCTGAATCAGGAGACATTCTCAGGTCTGGCCGGTCAGATTGCCGCGACTGAAGAAGCGTTGGTGGCACAGGGTTATTCCAGTGACACTGTGATGCTTGCGATGCGTGGTGATCTCCAAACAATCTGGGAGATGCAGCAGCGCTACGGCTACAGCGTCGATGAATCGACGCAAGCATTGATTGATCAAGGCGTGCAATCCGGGCTCATCGGTGAACAGGCGAAATCGGATAATCAAAAGATCCTTGACGTGCTGATGGCAATCGGTGACGCGCTCGGTGCGAAGATCCCTGAAGGTCTTCGTGCAATGGAGCAACAGACTAAAACGACTGCCGCGAATATGAAGACGGAACTGGATAAAATCCCCAAGGATTTCGATATCCAGATTGAAGGTCATTACATTGCGCCGGACATCCCTGATTACGCATCGCGTGGCGGTCGCGTCACGGCATCCGGTGTGCAATACTTGGCCGTTGGCGGACCGGTGCTCGAAGGTCCGTGGCCTGCGAGAGGTTCGGATACAGTGGCGACGATGCTTACACCTGGCGAGGGCATTGTTACAACGAAAGGCATGGAACGACTCGGCAATGAAGGTTTGCGTCAACTGAATCAGGGTGGTTTCCCGGAGATGCCGTCGAATGAGGAAGTCGTCGATTCTATCAACGGTCTTCGCTCAGATTTGAAAACATCGCTGCCGCGTGCTATGTCTCGTGCGATCGCTACTGGCTTAGTCGGATTGCGGACGGCATGAGTGGCATCATTGAAATGGAATTCAGCGGCCGTGGTAATGGTTGGACGACCGTTACCGATGTGCTTCGTGGTCCTGGCATCACGTGGCATCGTGGTCTCCCTGGTTCTTCCATTCTTGATCTTGTAGCCGATATCGGCACTCTGTCCTTTTCACTCGACAATAGCGAACGAAACAGTGTTGGATTAATCGGATATTACAGTCCAGATCATGAAAATAGGAGATCTGGATTTGAATTGAATATCCGTGTGCGCTATCGAATCGGCAGTATCATCCGATTTACTGGCGTGTTAGATTCAATCACTCCAATCACTGGTCGGCACGGTCCTCGTACGGTATCGTGTGAAGTTGTCGATTGGATGGATGTTGCACAGCGAACGAGATTAGAAAATCTTCCAGTACAAATCAACAAACGAGGTGACGAGATTTTCCAGGTCCTCATTGATTCAATTCCGATCGTCAGCCAGCCTGACGCATTGGAAATGGATTTGAGTGCTGATATTTTTCCGTATTCACTGGATCGTACACGAGATGAACAGACAGTGCTTCGCGATGAAATTTATCGTCTATGCATTAGTGGTTTAGATCGTTGCTGGATACGTGGTGACGGAACTGTTGTGTATGAATCCAGAACCCGTCGTGCAATCAGTGCAACTAATGCTGATGTGTATGATGATCATTTTGGGTTTGTCGCCGATCGAGATCGTACTAGTCTGATCAACAAGGTTCAATCAACTGTTCATCCTCGGGTGCCTGGCTCCAGCTACGTTGTCATGTTCTCGATGAAACAACCAATGGAGCTAATCCCTGGCCAGACTATTACAATTCTTGGGCCTTGGACAGATCCAGATAATCCAGACGTTCGTGTTGGCGCTGCTGATTTAGCACCAATCACAGCGACTACCGATTACACAGCAAATACGGCGAGTGATGGAAGCGGAACGAATCTGACAGGTTTTGTGTCGGTGACGATTGGTTTTTCTGGAAACGCGACAGAATTTTCTGTGACGTACAACGGAGGTGTGACTGGCTATTTGACGAAACTACAACAACGCGGGAAACCATTGTATGATTATGGTGCGACTGTCATGCAGTGGAAAGACGATACGAGTATTGCACAGTATGGTCCAATCGTGCAACAGATTGATATGGTGTATCAAGCTGATCCACGATTTGGATTGGAAGCTGCGCAATATTTCGTTTTTTCTATGGCCTTTCCGATAACACAAGTTTCGGGTCTCGTTCGTTTTGTTGGCTTGAATAGCGATGCATTAGAATTAGCAAGAAGCCTTGATCGTGACATCAGTGATCGTATTGGTCTGACGGATTACGTGACTGGTATCACGCGTTCATTCTACATTAATTCAATCACTGAGACGGAACAAGATAATACACTCCGAACCGAATTTACACTTGTCCCTGCTGATTCAACGGCATTTTGGTTATTGGAAATCGAGGGACTTTCCGAACTTGATGGATCAACGCGACTTGGATTTGGTTTGATCGTTGGTCATACAGATGTGGCTCATTCTGACGTGCATCAGGATACTGCACACGGAGACATAGCTCATTCCGATACGCATACTGATGATGCACATCAGGACGTTGCCCATGGTGATGCTGCACATGCAGATGCTGGAACGCACGGTGACGTCGCTCATTCAGACGTTGCTCATGGCGACGCTGCTCATTCAGACCGCGCGCATACTGATACTGCACATAGTGATACGCATGGTGATACGGCGCACTCCGACGTAGCTCACTCTGATTCCCACTCCGACGTAGCTCACTCTGATATCGCACACGAAGATTCTCACTCTGATTCGCACGTTGATCGTGAAGAATTTTTCGATTCACCTGGTCACATTGCGCATGGTGATTCGCATACCGATTCGCACAGTGATTCACATAGTGACTCGGCACACGTAGATTCACATTCGGATACTGCGCATTCGGATGTCGCCTTAGTCAACACACATTCTGACGTGGCGCACGCTGACGTTAGTCACGGCGATACAGCACATTCTGATACAGCACATTCTGATATTGCGGCTCATGCAGACGGTGTTCACTCAGATACAGCACATTCCGATTCAGCACATGCTGATACTGCGCACGGCGACGTTGCTCACACGGATGTGTTGCATACCGATACGCCACATGGTGATCAACACAGTGATATTGCTCATGGGGATTTAAACTGATGTCTATTGAATTGACGCCTGTTGGCGTGGCATGTAATCTATCATGTGATTATTGCTATCAGAATCAAATGCGTGAAGCTGGCAATATCACACAAGGTTACAATTTCGAAAAGATGAAAGCAGGTCTTGAACGCGAGGGTGGTCAATTTTCCATTTTCGGCGGCGAAGCACTCCTTACACCATTACCGATTCTTGAAGAGATCTTTGCCTACGGGCTTGAGCGATTTGGTTCAAACAGCATCCAATCCAATGGCACGCTGATTACCGACGAACACATTGTACTATTTCAGCGATACAAAGTGCATGTCGGTTTGTCACTAGATGGTCCAGACGAACTAAACGACAGTCGTTGGGCTGGCACCTTGGAAAAGACTCGTGCAGCAACGCATGCGAGCTTCGTTGCATTACATAAATTGCTCAAAGTGAAGATCGTACCAAGTATCATCACGACGCTCTATCGAGGAAATGCTGTTGGCGAACGACTTTGGCGACTCATGCAGTGGTTCACCACCCTGAACAAGCTCGGAATTCGCAGTATGCGAATCCATCTGCTCGAAGTTGAGAATGATCGTGTGCGTTCGACGATGGCATTAACGAATGAAGAAAACACGGCTGCCTTGTTATCGTTGTATCATTTTCAGAAAATGCATCCCGGAATTGATTTTGATATCTTCAATGACATGCGCAAATTGCTCATGGCTGAAGATCAACAGGTGACATGTATCTGGAATGCTTGTGATCCTTACACGACTGCCGCGGTGCGCGGCGTGAATGGTCAGGGTGAATCCTCGAATTGCGGTCGTATGAACAAAGAAGGTGTGGATTGGCGGAAGGCCGATGTCGTGAGCCACGATCGGCAAGTCGCACTCTACCATACACCTCAAGAGGAACTTGGTTGTCAGGGATGTAGGTTTTTCTTTGCGTGCAAAGGTCAGTGTCCTGGCACCGCACAGGACGGTGATTGGCGGAATCGCAGTGAACATTGCGCGAGTTGGATGGCGCTGTTCGAACGGATGGAAGCTGATCTGATTCAAGAAGGTCGCGTGCCGCTTTCGAAACAACCAGAATTACGGCAGCGTGTGGACGCAGTTATGTTGCGCTTCTGGGAATCCGGCAAGAACATTTCCATTCACGAAGCTCTGCAATCCGTGTTATCGGGTAAGGAACCAGAGATTTTACAGGATCATCCTCATGGTGATCATTGGGATGCACCTGACGGATATCAACACGCAGATAATCCGTATGTTGTTCATGGCGACTCTGGTACGACTGTGATGCATGGAGATTCGGATGCCTCCTTCTGATTCGACGCGAATCATGTGGGCGAATAGCAAGGCGCGTGAAATTTGGGGACCACGTTTGCAGGCTGTATCGAACGCGTGGCTGGAAGTGGAATTGGCATCCGTGCGACTCGGACTGCGATCTGTGGCATTAGTCTACGGTGAAAAGCTCGTGCAGAAATCTGGCTTGTCACCGGCACTGATTGTGGATCAGGATCGTTTTGCAGTCGGACCGTTGGCTGAGGAACTTGCGAGAGCCTATCGGAAACGAGATGATGACGCGGTTGGTCGATTGCTGCGCTATCCGCGATGTTGTCGGCAGTTTTTTCAGCGAGTGAAAGTCAATGGAAATGTCGATACGACGTGGGATATGGCTGGTCCAGATCCGTTACATGTCTCCGGTCCACTCGAGTGCAATATTCTTGGTCGTTGGCTTGGTGTTCGATTAGTGCCGCATCTACCATGCTCGTTCACCTGTGATGATACATGGTTGTTCGCTCAAAGTTTGGATGCCTTGTGGCCACGGAAAGAACTTGGATGGGCACGCGATATTCTAAGTTGGCCAATCGAGTGGTCCGCAAAGAACGGTCTCGCTGAAATCAAGTATCCGATTTTGAAAGTCTCGACGCGAACGACTGTATTAGGAAATCGTGTGGTGCGTCGAATTGGCACTTCGTATCCAGACGAAGGTGCACGCGGTCTTGTCTTTCCATATCAGCAACAACCAACAAAACCACTCAAACTCAGGCGATCGAAAGATTGGACCGAAAACGGATTCAATTCCGAAGCCAACATGGAACGAGCTCATGCCATGATTTTGGCGGAACTCAATGTGCAACCACCTGCAGGTTTGGTCGTTGATCTTGGCGCTGGTAATGGAAAATTGCTTGAACGGATTCGCGATGATTTTCAAATGCCGATCATGGGCATTGAAATGGATTACGATAAAGTCCGTGGCCGCGGATTTCTTGTGTGTGGCAATCTTGCAGATCCAATGATTCGTGAACAAGTTACGAATTGTGATACTTTCATTGTATCACAACGTCGTTTTGAAGAGATGCCGGATCTAGAAATCTGGGCACGAGCCAACGCACGGCAGGTGCTTGTTTACTCCTACGATGATCCGATGTTTGCACGCGTTGACCTCGGAGAGAGGGCAAGATAATGGCTTGGACAAATCCTCGTACGTGGAACGCTGGCGAAATGGTGACAGCCTCGATGCTGAATACCCATATTCGTGATAATCTTAACTCACTTCGATCTGAACACCATCTGTTACAAACTTTTCGTGGTCTACGCTTGCGGACACATCCTGACTTTAACTTGGCTGCAAGTCGAGTCTGGTTAAAGGCGGATGAAATCGTGATGAGTGATGGAACTCGTCTGAGTAATTGGGATGGTCAGACCGCTGATATTACTGTTTCTGGCGCAAACGGCCTTGACACTGGTAGCGAGGCTGCGTCAACTCGATACGAAGTGCACGCCATTGCTAAAGATGATGGCACTAAGGGTTTGCTTTTACACAAGGCGAAATCCGCACCTGTTGATCAATCGCAAACGGCACAGACAACAAATAGCCCACTCCGATTTGGTGCCACAACCAACGTCAAGGAAGGTCAGAGCTTTAAGCCAGGCACGACTGGTCCTCTGGACGCAGTTGATATTCTGATGTTTCGTGCTGGTAATCCAGCAGGTCGTGTATGGTTGACTATTGAAGCAGATTCCAGTGGCAGTCCATCCGGAACGCCACTCGCGACGTCGGACAAACTCGACGCTAATGCATTCAGCACGTCTAGTCAGTGGGTACAATTCATCTTCCGATCACCTGCAACTCTGACCTCCGGCACGACATATTACATTGTTCTACAAGGTGATTATACCACGAGTGCTGTCAACTATGTTTCGTGGCACTATTCCGCAGGAGGTAGTGTTTACGCAAATGGTCAGTTCTATGGCTACGATGGAACGACTTGGACTTCAAGTGCAACTGCCGATTATACATTCAAAACACACACTCGCCTTAACGATAGTGTGCCGACGATGCCAACTGGTTATACAAAGAATACAAAGGTTGGCTATGTTTACAATGATGGTTCGAGCAACTTCGACGCGTTCATTCAAACTGACCGACGCGCTCAATTATTAAATGATCATCTCATCGTGAATGGTTCAACGTCAACTATTGAAGTACTCACGGATCTGGCAACGGTAATTCCGTATGGACCAACTAAAGTGTGGGCTGCTGGTCAAAATACAACGAACGGTGCAAGTGTTTGCATTGGTCCGGTTCCAGATGCCTATGACATGCGTTCAACAACGCTCCGCAATAATGTTATTATGCAACAACCAGCCGCAGCGAATAGCATGGTTGTTGGCTTTTCGTCGGAATTTCACACTGAGATGCAGGCGATGTATTTCCGTGTTGGTGCTGGCACCGGCTATGTTTGGATCACTGGTTATGAGTGGGTTTCCTAATTCGGAGATCAGGTCATGAGAATTTATCGATTCGATAAAACTACAGGTCAAATCCTTGAAGGTGGTTATTTTCAACCACTTTATGATCCGTCTACAGAAGGACTTTTTGAACTCACTCAAGACGATCTTCCTCACCTTGATTTTCGTTTACAGCGAATACAAAATGGAATTCTTCGTGCTGCAACACAACAAGAAATTGACGATTACGATTCGACAAAAGCTGATTTAACTGCGAAACAAGATATTGATCAAAATCGCGGTCTCAAAGCAGCTGTGATTACTTCGTTATGGGGCCGTCTCAATCGACAACCAACTCCCGCTGAAATTAATGCCGAACGAACTCGTTTCATCAATGTTTATAAGCAACTAGGATGACTGAAGACTTTATCTGGCACACGTACACGCATACGATTCCTGCTGCTTATGCACTGCTTCCCGGCCGTATGAACAGCCAGGAAGCGACAGCGCAATTGTTGGCTATCGCCTTGCAGGAATCAGGGTTGGAACACCGAATACAGGTGCCGAATGGTCCAGCGCACGGTCTGTATCAATTTGAACGAGCCGGTGGCGTCACCGAAGTCCTGAACAATCCTCTCACGATGGAAATCGCTGGCGCGATTTGTAAGCTGCTACTTTACGCACCTGCACCTTCTTCGGTGTACGATGCTATCGTCGATAATGATGTACTTGCGACTGTTTTTGCACGGTTGTTGCTGTGGATTGATCCGCGTTCAATGCCGACATCGACTGAGTACAACAAAGGATGGATGATTTATCGTGCTCGTTGGCGTCCTGGTAAGCCTCGGCCGGACGCGTGGCCCAACAATTTCAATCAGGCGTGGCGAACCATCAGGGGAGCATGATATGGCTGGTGAACGAGAGCGGATAGACTCGATGCTGCAATCCATTCGTGCATCGGCGGATAGCATCGAAAAAGAATTGGATAGCGTGCTGCTGGTTCCGAAACCGGAGCCAGCCAAGGACGTGATCAAGGTTAATGTTGGCGACAGTGTGCAGAAAGCGTATGATACACTTCTGCCGACTGGCGGCACAATCTTGCTTGCGCCTGGTATCCACAATGGCGAGCTGAAACTTGCGGAAAGACCGGCTGATGCGAAGCTGATTACCTTTTCTTCTGACAGCACGAACTTACCAGCTGATGGTAAACGGACAGGTCCAGAATATCTCCCTGCGATGGGCCAGATTTTCGGAGTCACCGCGGCAAAGAGCCCGGTTCGTATCCTAAACAAATCGCGGAATACCGCGTTCGTCAATGTGGCCTTCGGGCCACCAGTCACCAAATCATTTACGACTATTGAGATGGGTGGTGACAAGAATAGCATGCCAACACCTGCAGATCGTCCAGACGGATTCATGTTTGATCGAGTCTTTGTCTTTGGCGATCCTACAGCTGGAGCTCACCGTGGAATCGCTCTCAATGCGTCCAATGTCACGGTGAAGAAGTCTTACTTCAAGGACATCTTCGAACCAGGGAGAGACTCACAGGCAGTCAGCGCGTGGAACGGTGGCCAGAACATTGTGCTGGATGATAACTACTTCGAAGGCGGCGCGGAGAACGTGATGTTCGGCGGAAGTGACAGTGCTTCTCCAGAAATGGCCTGTCAGGACATCGTGATGAAATACTGCCACTTGAAAAAGCAGTTCAATGATGCCTGGAAGACCGCGTCGATCAAAACGCTCTTCGAAATCAAGCATGTCAAGCGAATGCTTGTTGACAGTTGCCTGTTCGAAAACAACTGGTCACGCGATTGGCCGACTGGTGT